CGCCATTGAGCGGGTTTTTTATTGCCCGTTCGGGCGCAACCCAGCGTCGGCCCATGCGGCCGCAAAGGAACTACCATAGCTTTCTCGATCCCTGACGGCACCACCATTCACCTGGGCGCCACCTTCGGCTCCGCGATCTCCATCACCTCGATCAGCAACGCGACTACCGCGGTCGTGACTGCTGCTGCGCACGGCCTGTCCGCCGGCGACATCATCACCGTCAAGAGCGGCTGGCAGCGCATCAACGAGCGTGTTTTCCGTGTAGCCAACCCGTTGGCCGGAACCTTCGAACTGGAAGGTCTGGACACCAGCGACACCAGCGCCTTCCCGATTGGTACCTCGTCGGGCAGCGCGGTCAAAACCCTGACATTCACCCAAATCACTCAGGTGATCGGCATCAGCACCTCGGGCGGTGACCAGCAGTTCGCCACCGTGTCGCCGCTCGAGTCCGACTTCGAGATCCAGATCCCGACCATGTACTCGGCGCAGAGCCTGTCCATGGACATCGGCGACGACCCGACCCTGGCTGGCTACCAGGCCCTGAAAAAGGCCGCTGACGCCCGCGCCATCCGTCCTCTGCTGCTGCAGAACAAGAACGGTTCGAAGATTTACTACTACGGCTACGTCTCGCTGAACGAGACCCCATCCAAGAACAAGGGCCAGGTCGACACTGTGAAGTCGTCCTTCTCCCTGCTCTCCCGCCCAACCCGTTACGCCGCCTAAATAGCGGTGAAGGCGGGGGAGACGGTCCCTCGCCTTATTTTCTCTACCCCATAAGGAGCCGACATGGCCAAGTTCAAGCTGGAAGTAAAACCGACCTTCAAATCTGAAATCCAGATGCCACTCCACGGCGGCGACACCGTCAAGCTGGAGTTCGAATTCAAGCACCGCACTCGCGACCAGCTTGCCGAGTGGGCCAAGGGCCTTGCCAAGCTCAAGGACGTTGACCTGCTCGACGACGTGCTGGCCGGCTGGAACATTGACGAGCCGTACTGCCGAGAATCGCTGGAACTGCTTTGCCAGAACTTCGCCGGCGCCCCGCGCGTGATCCTGGACGCCTATCTCGGCGAACTGAACCAGGCCCGCCAAAAAAACTAATCGCCTCGGCTCGCGCTCTGTACCAGGGCGCAGCGGCTGAGGATGAAATGGCGGCGTTCGGCTTCAGCGCCGAGGACTTCGAAGTCGAGGTCGGCGTCTGGCCGGACTGCTGGGCGTCCTTCGAGTGCTTTTCCGCGATGCGGACCCAGTGGCGCGTGGGAATGAACGGTGCGACTGGGCTCGATTACGTGGCCCTGGAACCAGTCATGCGCCTGCAGGGCATCCCCAAGGCAGAGCGCAACAACACCTTCGAGGATATCCGCACGATGGAAATGGCGGCGCTTGAGGTTATGCAAGCGCAGCGCGGCGATTAATTCAGAACATAGGGCCCGCATCGGCGGGTTTTTTTATTGCCAGGAGATTCATATGACCTCGATTGCCGAGTTGGGTATTCGCATCGACTCCTCTGATGCTGCCCAGGCTGCCGATGATCTCGACAAAATGTCGGAAGCCGGCAAGCGCAGCGAGGACAGCGTAAAGCGTACCGGCAAGGCCTGGGAGCAGGCAATCGGCGGCATGGCGACCGACACGCAGCGGATCGTCAAGGAGTTGCAAGACCTGAACTCCAAGCAGGACGCCACCGCACAGATGATGGCGAAGATTGGGAGTTCGATCTCGTCGGCTTCCAGTTCCTTCCAGGCGGCTGCCGCATCGATTGGCAACTATCGCGCACAGAATGACGCTCTGGTCGTTTCGCAAGGCAAGGCCACCCAAAGCACCGAGAAAGCATCGAAGGCCGCCAAACAGCAGACTAACGACCTTGCCGCCTTACTGGGCAAAATTGACCCGACCGTCGCGGCGCTCGGTCGCCTCGATGATATGCAGGAACAGCTATCAAAGTTCAAAAGCAAGGGGTTGATCGACCCCGAAACGTTTCGCGACTACTCGTCACGCATTGATGCGTCCCGACAAAAGCTGGGCGACTTTGATGAAGGTCTGCGCAAAACCGGCGTGTCTTCCGCACAGACGACGGCGGCGCTTCGTCAGCTCCCTGCGCAGTTTACGGATATTTTCACCAGCCTTGCAGGCGGCCAGAACCCGCTGATGGTTTTGATCCAGCAGGGCGGGCAGATCAAGGACTCCTTCGGCGGCATCGGCGAGACGTTCGATGCGCTGAAGAGCAAATTCAGCTCGCTATTCGCTGGCGGTGCCGGCGTCTCTGCGCTAGGCGAGTCGCTTGCCGGCGTTGCGGCTGGTGCATCTGCCGCTGGAGATAGTGCAGAGGCAGCAGGAGCTAGCCTTGACGGCATGGCCGAGGGCGCCAACAACGCAGCAGATGCAGCTAAAAACGCCAAAGAAGCTTCAGCGGCACTCGGCCTTACCGGTGTTCCGGTGTCTGCTGGGCTGGGGCTGATTGTCGGCGCAGCAGCTGCCGCAACCGCAGCTATCGGTGCGCTGATATACGGCTACAGCCAAGGCAGCAAAGAGGCTAACGAGTACAACAAAGCGCTGATCCTTAGCGGCAATGCCGCCGGCACATCAGCAAGCCAATTGGCTGAGCTCGCAAAGCAAGTCAGTGCCACGAATGGCACGACTGGCGATGCAGCTGAGTCGCTGGCCAAGCTTGCGGCGGGCGGTGTGGTTGCAAGCGCAAGCTTCAAGGATGTCGCAGATGCCGCAGCCGCTATGGAAGACGCCACCGGCAGATCGGTAGATGCGACCATCGCCGAATTCGTCAAGATCGCGCAGGACCCGGTGGCCGCAGCAAAGAGCCTAAACGATCAATACCACTTCCTGACCGCCTCGGTTTATTCGCAAATCACCGCGCTTAAGGAGCAGGGCGACACGATCGGCGCGGCCGACCTTCTCACAAAGACTTATGCCGATACCGTTCAGAGCCGATCCGGGCAGGTCACCGAGAATCTTGGCCTGTGGGAAAAGGCATGGAAGGGCGTCAAGGATGCAGCGAGCTTGGCGGTTGATGGCCTAAAGGAGGCTGGTCGAGAAAAGAGCTACGCGGATCAGATCGATGAACTGAAAGCCAGGCTCACTGGATCTTCGGCCTTCGATGTTGGCGGTCTACGTATGAACGCCGGCGCCGTAAGCGAGAAGGATCGGGCCGACATTCAGGGGCAGATAAACTTCATTGAACTGCAGCGCGATGCCGATAGGGAGCGCGTAAAGTTTCTCGCTGATCAGGATAAGGTCCAGAGCGCTGGCATTACGGCGATGACCAAGGTTGACGCGCTCACAAAGTCGGCCTGGACCAATGAGCAGAAGCGCAACGAGGCGCTGAAGGAGTACCAGAAGCAGCTCGATGCTATCCGGAAGTCGAGCCCGAAAGACCAGCGCCTCGACCAGGCGGCAATCGACAAGAACATTGCCAACATCAAGGCACAGTTCAAGGATGCTGCGCCTACGGCTGCGTCCGCCGTCGACCTCTCTGCCTTCAACGCAGCGCAGAACCAGCTGAAGCTGATCGTTAGCGAATACCAAAACTCCCAGCGGGTACTGGATGCGGCGCAAAAGAGTGGTCTGCTTTCACAAAAGGACTACAGCGAGCAGAGCGCTGCCCTCATTGAGCAGGAAAAGGGGCGGATCGCCGCCGCCTACCAGTCGGAGATTTCCGCGCTGGAAGCTGCCAAAGGCAAAAAAAGCACTTCAGCCGATCAGCGCATCGCACTCGACCAGAAGATCGCCGACGCCCGGGCCAATATGGTCAAGGCCGAGCAGGACGCCGACACCAAGCTCAGCATCCTGTCCACCAATGAAACGGGCCGCATCCAAAAGCAAGCGGCAGCAGTGCAGACCTACGTCGATGCGCTGAACGATCAGCTCGCGACGACCAAAAAGCAGCTGGAGCTGTCAGTTGCTGGTGTTGGCATGGGGGACGAGGCCCGCCGGCGCCTGCAGGAAGACATCAAGATCCAGCAGGAGTACCAGGACAAGCTGGACAAGCTGCAGGCTCAGAAAAACAAAAACCAGATCGACGAAGGTGTTTACAAGCAGGAAACGGCGGCTGTCCGGCAGGCCCTGGCTCAACGCCTGGACATGCAGAGGGATTACTACAAAGCCGTCGAGGCCGAGCAAACCAACTGGCTCAACGGCGCCACATCGGCCTATGAGACGTATCTGGAGCAGGTCAAGAACGTTGCTGGGCAGGTCAACTCGGCTTTCACCAAGGCCTTCACCGGCCTCGAGGATGTTCTGGTCAGCTTTGTCACGACCGGCAAGGCGTCATTCAAGGATTTCGCCGACACGATCATTGCCGAGATCGCCCGGATTGCCGTCAAGTCCCAAGTGATGCCGGTCATTCTCGGGGCGCTTGGCCTTACTGGCAGTGCCGGCGCTGCAGCGAGCGCTCTTGGCGGATCTGCTGGATCTGCTGGTTCGGGCGGCCTTGGCGTTGCGGACCTTGCCAACTACGGCACATCGGCTTACCGGTTCATGACTGGAGCCGGCGGCAACCTATACAGCGCTTATCAGGCTGGCGGCCTGAGCGGCGTTTACGACTACGGCAGCGGCGCCGTCGGCAGCATGTTCAGCAGCGGTAGCGGTTCCACCGCGGCTGGGTATGCCAACGTGTCGAACTTCTCGGCCGGGGCCGGTGGCAGCGTTAACGGGATCGCAGGCTCGGGCCTGAGTGGCCTTGGCGCCGCCGGTTACGGGCTCGGCGGTGCGCTGTACGGTTACGGTCAAAGCGGCGTCAAGGGCGCTGTAGCTGGCGGGGTCGGCGCTGCAGCCGGTGCTGTAGCGGGGCAGATCCTTATCCCGATTCCAGGCATTGGCGCGGCCATTGGTGCGGCCATCGGCGGATACCTGGGCGGCTCACTGTTTGGCGGCAAATGGCAGACCAAGGACCAGGGCATTCAGCTCGGCGTCGAGGATGGCGACCTCAGCGCCCAGCAGTTCGAGTTCCAGAAGAAAAAAGGCGGGTTGTTCTCCAGCAACAAGAAGCGCACCCGTCTATCTGCGCTCGATCCAGAAATGCAGGCATCGCTGGATGCGACCTATGACGCCACTGAGGGGGCTGTTCTTGGTCTGTTCGATCGCCTCAACGTCACTTTGGACGATGGCGTTCTCGACGGCCTCAACGTTGCCGCCACAAAGATCAGCACCAAGGACAAGACTGCCGAGCAGATCCAGGAGGAGGTGACCAAGTGGTTCAGCAGCACCGCTGAATCGATGGCTTCGGCGATTAACTCGGCAACAGGTGCAGGCCTGGATGGCTATAACATCGAGGCGCTGACGGCGTTCGTGCAGAACCTCGAAAGCGTCAACTCGGTCATGACCAACCTGAACGTCGGCCTGTTCGATGTGTCGGTGGCCGGCGGCAAGATGGCCGAGCAGTTGTCGGCCATGGCTGGCGGATTCGATGCTCTGTCCACTCGCGTCAATACCTACTACGCCAACTTCTTCAGCGAAACCGAGAAGGCTGACGACACCCTGGAGGCCGTCAACAAACAGTTTGCCGATCTGAACATCACGCTACCGGAAACTCGCAAGGGCTACCGGGACGTGATCGAGGCGCTGGACGTGACCACCGAGGCCGGTCGGTCCATGTTCGTCACGCTGACCGGACTGGCAGGGAATGCCGCGGCGGCCTACTCGATCCTTGAGCAGCGCGCGGCAGAAGCTCAGCAGGCGGCCCAGCAGGCAGCTGCAGAAGCCCAGCAGGCTGCAGCAGCAGTGGCGCAGGCCATTATCGACGCTCTGAAGGGGGCGGCGAACGGGGCCGGCGATGCGGTGAAGCGGGCTGTTGCCGCTGAGCAGAAGGCGGCGACCGATGCCTACAACGCGCGCACAGCATCGATCAACGACATGCTCAGCACGGCGACCTCAGGCGTTCAGTCACTGACGGGAGTCAGCAATGATCTTGGGGCGGCGCTTAAGCAGCTCCGTGGTGACTCGGACGAGACCGTGAAGGCGCTGCGCAGTCAGGCCCAGGCCACGCTGCAAAGTGCTCTGAAAACGGCTCGCTCTGGCGGGTCGCTGGCAGGCTTCACCGGCCTCAACGATGCGCTCGACACGCTCGGCAACAACACCACCGACCAGTACGGCTCGAAGGTGGACTTCCAGCGTGACCAAGGGCGCACCGCCAATGTCATCGCGGAACTGGACCGGATCAACGGCAAGCAGTTGACCACCGCAGAGCAGACCGTGAAGGCGCTGCAGGACCAGCTGGAGCAG